AGGTGGTTTCTCTAAACATTTCCTTGAGAACTGGGAGTTTAAGAAGCTAATGTCTGGTGACTACGGTCCTGCTACTGGTGAGCAAGGTACTGTTATGCGCTACACCCAGAAGTCTCTGTTGGCTGACAAGGTTCTTAAACCTCTTGAAGACTTTCTTCACGGCATTGGTTACTCTGGCTACATTGATGTCAACTGTATCATTGATAATAAGGGTAATCCCTGGCCTCTAGAGTTCACTACTCGTCCTGGTTGGCCTCTGTTCCAGATCCAACAAGCTCTACACATTGGTGATCCTGTGCAGTGGATGCTTGACTCTCTTGATGGTAGAGACACCCTTAAAGTTAAAGAAGACATTGCTTGCGGTATTGTTGTATCTCAACCTGACTATCCTTATAGCAACGTTAAGAAGAAGGAGAACACTGGGTATCCTATCTTTGACTTGACTATGGAAGATGCTACTAAGAACATCCACCTGTCAGAAGTTAAGATGGGTTTTAGTCCTGGTAAAGACGGTAAGAACACCGAGCCTTGTTTGGTAACTGCTGGTTCTTATGTGTTGACTGTTTCTGGTGTTGGCAAAACTGTTGATGATGCTAAGTGCAAGGCATACGATACGTTCAAGAAAAAGATCCACATGATCAACTCTCCTATGGTACGAGATGACATCGGTGAGAAGCTTGAGAAAATGTTGCCTGAGCTTCAAAAGAACGGCTACTGCAAAGACGTTAAGTACAAGTAATTATGGCTAACCCTAACACCCCCATACCACAGTCTCCCATTGGAGAGAACTTCCAGTGGAGAGATTGGTTCCAAAAACTTAGTAACCGAGTCTATGGATCGTTGTCTTCTCAGAACTCTAACGGAGTGGACATTACTGGTGGGACTATTGACAACACAGCTATTGGATCTAAGACCCCCTCTACGGGGTCTTTTACTAGCTTAAAGCTAGGTGCTCCCCTTGATGTTGAGTACGGTGGTACTAATGGGTTTGCTATACCTAGAGCTGGTGCTGTAGCTTATGGTAATGGTGGTGCTTACGCTTTCACAAACGTCGGTACTTCTGGACAAGTACTGACATCTAGAGGTAGTGCTGCTCCTGTTTGGTCTGCTGCTGCCACTGGTACTGTCACTAGTGTTAGTCTGTCACTGCCATCTATCTTTAGTGTTAGTGGCTCTCCTGTTACTAGTAGCGGTACTCTTACTGGTACTCTTAACACCCAGGCTGCTGCTTTGGTGTTTGCTGGCCCTGCAACTGGTAGTGCTGCTACTCCTACATTTAGAGCTTTAGTTGCTTCTGATTTACCTTCTTTACCTTACGGTACTGGTACGGTTACATCTGTTAGTGGTACTGGTACTGTCAACGGTATTACGTTGACTGGTACAGTTACGACCACTGGGTCATTAACATTAGGGGGAACCCTAGGTGGCATATCGAACAGTCAGCTTACGTACTCTAGTATTACGGTCAATGGTACTAGCATTGCTCTGGGTGCTAGTGGATCGATTACTGCCGCGAATCCCTACGCCCTTACTATTGGTACTGGACTTTCTGGTTCCTCTTATATCGGCTCATCTGCAGTAACAATTGCTTTAGCCAATACAACTGTTAGTGCTGGTAGCTATACCTATGGTTCGTTTACTGTTGATGCTCAAGGTCGATTGACTGCAGCATCTAGTGGTACAGCTCCTGTTACTTCTGTTGCAGCTACAGCTCCTATTGCTAGTAGTGGTGGTACAACCCCAACCATCTCCATATCTCAAGCTACAACCAGTACCAATGGTTATTTAAGTAGCACCGATTGGAATACGTTTAACAACAAACAGCCAGCGGGTACATACGTCACTTCCGTTAGCGGTACATCTGGACGTATTACTTCTTCCGGTGGGACAACTCCTGCAATTGATTTAGCTAGTGGGATTGCTACTCCAGGTACTACTGGATCATCGACGTTAGTTCCTGTTATTACTATTGATACTTATGGTCGTGTTACTAGTATCACTACAGCAGCTAATCCACAAGGTACTGTTACCGCTGTAACGGGTACTGCCCCTGTTGTATCGTCAGGCGGCACAACACCTGCTATCAGTATGGCTGCAGCTAACGGTACTACCAACGGTTATTTAACCTCAACTGATTGGACAACCTTTAACAATAAGCAACCCGCAGGTACGTATGTTACGTCTGTATCTGTAGCTTCTAGTAATGGGTTTGCTGGTACTTCTAGTGGTGGAGCTACTCCATCATTAACGTTGTCTACCAGTATTACTGGCTTGTTGTACGGTAATGGTACAGCTTTAGCTGCTGCAACTATTAGTAGTCCATTAGCCTACTCTTCTGGTACATTAAGTATTGGTCAAGCTACAACATCTACTAATGGTTACTTAAGCAGTACCGATTGGAACACTTTTAATAATAAGCAACCTGCTGGTTCTTATTTGACTGCTGTTACTGCTGATGCTCCTCTGTCTGGATCAGGGACATCTGGTAGCCACCTGGTTATTTCCCAAGCTACTACTAGCACTAACGGGTATTTGTCTTCTACAGACTGGAATACATTTAATAACAAACAAGCTGTATCCACACCTGTTACCATCTCTGCTAGTACGTACAGTGTCGGTACAGCAGACCTATGGCTTATTAACAACTATGCAGGTACGTGTACTCTTACACTGCCCACAGCATCGAGTTATTCAGGAAGAGTTTTAAATGTTCAAAACTATCAAGCTTACATTGTTGTGTCTGCTTCTAGTAACGTTGTTCCTATTAGCGGTGGTAGCGCAGGTACGGCTATCCTTAACGCTATAGCCGGTGATAGATGTACACTTGTATCCAATGGCACTAATTGGTTGATTACTGAGTACACACCTAACAACATTCTTCTGTTGAACTAATATGCAAATCTCTGATGAAGCCCTGCAGTTTGTTAAAGACACTCTGGGGTTTAGAGCTAGACCTTACAAGAACACCAAGAGTCAACTTTGCATAGGTTATAACCACGTTATAGCCCCTGGAGATGGGGTTGCTGATAACGACATTATCAACGCCCATAAAGCAACAAGCCTCCTGTATGAAGACATACAGAAGGCTCTTGTTGGTGTAGATGTTCCTAAGAACATCACACAGGATGAGTTTGATACCCTAGTACTCAGTGAGTTGCTTTGGTAGCTACTTCTTGTTGCCAAGCTCGATGAACCGACTTAAGAAGTTGTTCTAGATCTTGGATCTTTTCGTAAGCTTCAATAGCAAACTGTTCTAAATTCTCCCTTTGCCAAAGGGTAAAGTCTGTACGTTGAAAACTCTTTTGTGGCATAGAGTCAGCGATATTCATTTTCGTCCTTAAGCATTATTGGTTGGTTGAAGTTTAGCCATCACCTTAGCTTCAGTAGCCTGGATGATTGCTTCGATGTCATTTGCATCTGCTGTTCCTTTAAGAACTTCTATCTCTTCTTTGCTTAGTGGGATGTAACCCGCTACAAAACTAACTACCTTGTCCCTGTTTTGGGATATTACTTCTCTCAGTGCTACCACGGCTATGTGGGCCGGATTAGCATTTTCTGCTATAGATAAGATGTCTTCAAGTATGTCTAGTGCAATCATTTTTTATTTCCTTTGGTTGTGGGGATTGGGGCATCTGGTGGGGGTGTTACTATAGCCCATAGACGTATCCAACGGTTGTTAATACGTGTCCAACTAATAATATAAGTATCAGGCATACGATTTATTGTTGTTGCTACTGACTTAGGTTTGAGGTCTAAGTCTCCAGCAATAGTCTTGACTGACATACCTCCCGTAAATTCTTGGAGGTAAGCTCGTAGCCTCTTAGTGATAGCTGGCATTATGTGTTCTTCTCCTTGAGTTTGGCTTCAGCGTTATAAATAGCGGCTTGCACAGATTTTTGCACGTGCAAATTGAAAACAGGGGGTATGCCGAGTACAAATTGAGATTCCCGTAGCCTTTGTCTCAAGTTACCACGGCTGCTATCAAATGGGGTAATCATCGAAATAAGGGGGTAATGCATTGATCAAATACCCCAATACGCATTAAGATTACCCCAATTCCTCAATATTTCATGCGCCAAGCGTAGGGTTTCATCTTTAGTCATTTTGTTTCTCCTGTTGCTTTTGCTCTAGTGCTTCTATGATTGCGGTAAGGGCGTTGTCAACAAGGTGTGCATCTCGTTTTCCAAGTTCATACCCGCTGTAGTCATTGATGTACAACGCATCCAGCGCCTCAAGCGCCATACGCAAGGCTTCGTCTTTAGTCATGTGTTCTCCCTACGTTGTACATGAGAAGCTAGCAGCCACTTGTCACCAAGGAACTTGACAGACCTAACCCACTGACGTTGATTGTGCCTATTGGTTTGAGTTGATACATAGGAAGTGTTAAACAATTCTCTTACGTGTTTAAGCATTCGTGTGTTCATTTTTGTTTACTCTCTCATAAAAAAACATAATATCTAGGTTGTAATCTTTAGCAGTTGTTTGCAGAACCTTTTGGATCTGTTTCTCCTGCTCTTCTTTAGCCCACTTCTTCTGCATAGAGTTAATAAGCTTGTTGTTTTTGGTTGCTGCTTCTGCTGAGATTTTCATTCCACTGTTTCCACTGTGATGCCATCGCTTACGTCTACTGTCTTTAGCTTACCTTGATGTAAGCCTAGTAAGATAATTGATGAGGCTCGTTTAAACGACTCATGTTCTTTGTGTAGCTGAAAGTAGCTAAGTGTCAAGATAGCCACTGCTACTAGTAGCACAGCCTCTAATATAGTAAATTCAATCATATATACCTCTGAATAAATTCCATCCAATGTTCGGTGTTAGAAAACACACAAGCATCAAGACCATTTTTAGCTGCCCAATCTAAATAAGATGTCTTACTCTTTTTAGACAGCCCTTGGTTACGCTGCAACACGTAGAGGATAGTTACCTCTGGGTGCTGCTGCTTTAACAGCACAGCTTTCTTCCTGTCAGCTCCTGTCCATAGACCTTTGGTTTCTATGTAGACGTTATTAGTAACAGTGAAGTCTGGTGTGTATGTGTGGTTACTTGCCGGTATTACGTACTTGATCTTGTCTTGTTCGTAGGCAAAGCTCCACCCCTTTGCTTCGCAAGCAGTCTGGAAACGTTGTTCTAAACCACTGCGGTACGCTGAGGGGTTATGCTTCTTTGGTCTTGGCATTACGCTGTTCTCTTACTTCCATGAATACTTCTGCCCAAGCAAAGCATACGCTAACAACTTCGTGAGAGGTTGTATCTCGTCGTGCTATTGCTTTACGGGTTGATTCTGCATTAGCTAGCTCTGAAAGCATAGCTACAGCAACATACTCCTTCATAGTCATGTGCTGCATATTGATGTCTGTTGTCATTTCAGTTCCTCCGGCAGTTCGATTTCATCTCCCAGCTTGCTTGCGACATAGCAACGCATGGCAGCAATTAGTGGGGTTGGGCCAAACTCAGTTAATCGAGCGGCCCAATCACAGCCAACCCACCGAGGCTGACAGGTGTCATAACACACAGTGATTTTTTCACGCTCAATGATCGGCCCACCGTGTGCCCATTCGGTTGAGGGTAAGTAAGACTGCGCCCACCCATAGCGCAGTGCTCGGTCTTTTCCGTCTAGCTTGACCCAGTACGTAGCCACCGTATCAAACCAAAAATCTGTTGCCCCTTCGG